TTGGAACGCTGTTTCTGTAGTTAAAATATACGCATGCGTTATTGACGGAGTTAATCCATCTGGCAATTATTACATAGCGCTAGATGCTTTAAAATTAGAAAATGTTGCTACTGTAAACCCACTTTATGGATTAACAGGATACTCAGTAATTCAAACTTCTGGCGCATCAACGGTAGTTAAGAGTCCTAATACTAACAATTATGTTGAGTTTAGATTTTCAGTAGATCTTTCTAGCGGAAATAATTCATAATGGCTGATGCAGGAATTAAAAAAGTTATAATTAAAAAATCTTCTTTACCACCACTAGATCATGACAACGTTGGATATGTTTTTAGATACAGGATTGTTTCTGAAGATAAAAACAGAACTTCTCAATGGTCTCCAATAAATCTTGTATTAGATGATTCAATTACTGCCGTTGCTGGTGCCGTACAGGTTTCAACATCAGTTATTAGTGCAGTATGGGGAGATGAACTAAATAGACCAAAGTATGATGTTTTTGTCGGATTTGATGGTGCTACTGCAACTTATCACGGGACAACTCCCATTCATTCATATCAATTTATTAAAACTGGAACAACAAATGTACGTGTAATTATTCAAGTTGAATCATCTGAAAAAACATTAAATGCCAATTTTCAAATATACAACTCTGGCTTAGTTTCTTTGGTATAATAAAATAGGAGGAATAAATGGCAAAAGTACCACTACCAGAAAGAGGGCAACCTCTTGATGTTACATATTTATATCAATTAATTGAGGCTGTAAACGACCTCTCTACAAATGTTGCTTCTAAGCAAACAAGTAAAACAATTATTGATACGGCCAGTGCGGGTAAAGCAGAAGTGCAAACCTCTAATACAAGAATAGTAGGCGGTTTGGTTGAAGTTGCAAACAATTCAACAGTTTCGGCGGGTAACGAAAGAACTTTTACTTATGACTTTAAAGACTTTAAATACCCACCAATAGTATCAGCAACACCAGTTAACACTGGACAAACTCCAGCAGGACAAAACGTAAATATTGTTTTAAAAAGCGTTACAGAAACAAGGGTAGAGGGTGTTGTAAGGTTTGGGGCTTCTGGCGACTTATCTTTATCAGTACATTTAGTTATTGTTGGAATTCCAAACTAAGGATAAACTTGATGATTTCTTGCAAAAAATGCAAGGGTAGAATATTTGTTGACAGACAATACAGTAGTACCCAACATTTAGAGACGTACTGCATGGTATGTGGAGAAAGGCGGTTTTATCATCCGCCAACAGAAAGCGAAGAAGGAAAATGGTTACTAGCAAAGGAATTATTCAGGGCGAAATTTACAATAACGAAACTGTAATAAAAGGTAATAAAAAAATATGGTTTCTTAATGGAGATTTAGTAAGGCTACACCATAGTTCAAGATCTACTGGAATGGTTTCTGTTTATAATATTACTAAAGATAGAATTGAAACTTGTTTGCGTTCTGATTTTAGAAAAAATAAAGAACGTGCATATACTGTTGCAGAGACTGCTAAATTAATTAATCGTCATAGAAAATATATGCCAAAGTTAATTAAAAATGGAATGATTCCGCCACCAATTGGAGCAAGATTAAATGGACAAAGAGGTTGGCAAATAAGATCTTATTATTCAGAAAGCATGGTCAGGGAGATTCGTGCTATACTGGCTACTATACACATAGGACAACCAAGAAAAGACGGATTAATAACAAATAATATGACACCTACAAGCCAAGAATTGACAAGGCGAATGGGTGACGGTATACTTACATATACGAAGACCGAAGATGGTAGATTTATTCCTGTGTGGGCAGAGAATATTTAAAGTTAGAAAAGGTGGGGTATGGAAGAAAATAATACAACAAAGGTATCAGCAACACTTGGATATACATTAAATCTAGGTAATTTTGAATCACTAAGGGTAGATCTTGGCATTACAGATTATGTTCGTCAAGGTGAAAATGTTAAACAGGCACAAGATCGTGTTTATAAAACTGTTGAGACTCAATTGATTGAAAAGGTAAACGAAGCAAAGGTTCAGTTGGCTTCAAAATAATATGGCTGATCGCAAAGAACGTATGGCTTTGCTTAGTCGTTATAATAAACTTCATTTGCAAAGATATGAAAAAAAGTCTTTAATGAACCTTAATGTTGAGCAATGGGCAGCAGATGGAGTCATTGACTCGTATGGTTTGTCACAGTGTTATGATTTATTAGATTATTATTTTAATGTTGCTACTGTTCCTAGTTGGAGTTACTTTGCGTACAACGCAGAAAAAATATTAGAAGCAAAGATAGAAAAAGAGCAGGATAAAAAAGAAAGAGAAGAGCGTAGGCAATTAGGAAAAAAGTGGTTAAATGAATAATACAGAAGCAAAACTAATTAGTGCAGTATTAAGTGATAAACAAATACATGTTTTGCTACAAGCCAACGTAGATAATCTTTTAAGAACTCATAATGATGTCTGGAATTTTATTAGGCTATATTCAGAAAATAATCAATCAGTTCCGCCAGCATCTTTGGTCGTAGAAAAATTTAGAGATTTTGCTCCAGTAGAAAATGTTGGATCAACCAAACACCACTTAGAAGAATTACAAACAGAGTATTTAAATGATAGCCTTAAAGATATATTACGTAATGCAGCATCTGAAGTTCAGGTAGGAAATGGTTCAAATGCCCTTGAGCAATTAATTACAAAAACATCTGAGTTAAAAAAGAATACTGCTGCCATTAGGGATATTGAAGTTACAGATTTAGATTCAGCGGTTGCATATTTTGAAAATGTAAAAAAGATGCAAGACCTTGGACATATTGGAATTAAAACAGGACTGCCAGGATTTGACAATTATTTACCTTCAGGAATTATGCCAGGACAACTAGGAGTATTCTTAGCCTATCCAGGAATAGGTAAATCTTGGCTGGCATTGTATTTTGCTGTACAGGCTTGGAAACAAGGTCGTAGTCCACTTATTATAAGTCTTGAAATGTCTGAAACAGAAGTTCGTAATCGTGTATTTGCAATTATGGGTGAAGGACTTTGGTCTCATCGTAAACTTAGTAATGGTGAAGTAGAAATTGATATGCTTAAAAAATGGCATGCTGAAAAATTAGCAGGTAAGCCAGAGTTTCATATTATTTCTAATGATAATGGTGGAGATTTAACTCCATCAGTTATACGTGGAAAGATTGATCAATATAAACCAGACTTTGTAATTGTAGATTATTTACAACTTATGTCACCAAACCAAAAAGCAGATAATGAGACGGTACGTATGAAAAACCTATCTCGTGAACTTAAACTTATGTCTATTAGTGAAGAAGTTCCTATTATTGCTATATCTTCTGCCACTCCTGATGATGTCAAAGATCTTTCTACACCGCCAACTTTAGGACAGACTGCATGGTCTAGACAGATTGCATATGATGCTGACTGGGTCATGGCACTTGGTCGTGCTACTAATAGTGATATTATTGAATGCGTATTTAGAAAAAATAGAAATGGTTTTATGGGTGACTTTTTAGTTCAAGTAGATTTTGACAGAGGTTATTATCGTTACAAGGATTACGAAGATGCAAAATAAAGATATATATACAGCAGAGCAGGTTCGTCGTATTTTAACTGGTGCAGGTATTGATATTGAGGCAGAGTATGGAACTGACTATATTATTTTTTGTCCATATCACAATAATAATAGAACGCCTGCTGGAGAAGTATCTAAAGAGCATGGAATGTTTTTTTGTTTTGGATGTCAGACTACAAAAACATTAATTGAGTTTGTAATGTATACATCTAATAGAACATATTTTGAAGCAGTTAGATATATTAAAAGCAAAGAACAAGATAGTAGCATTGAAGATTCAGTAAATAAAGCATTAATAAATAAACCAGATTTTATTCAATATGACGAACTATTAATTAAAAGATTAAATAATCAAGCATTAGAATCTCCTAGAGCAATAAGATATTTTGAAGGAAGAAAGATTACTAAAGAATCAATAGACAAATTTAATCTAGGATATTCTGAAAAACAAGATTCAGTTACTATTCCTATGCATTCTCCAGATGGAATGTGTATAGGGTTTGTGGCTAGAACTATTGAAGGCAAAGATTTTAAAAATACGCCAGGATTGCCTAAAGGAAAAATTCTTTTTAATTTACATAGAATAAAAACTTCAAATACAGTCTATGTTGTAGAATCTTCTTTTGATGCAATTAGGCTAGATCAAGTAGGATTCCCTGCGGTTGCTACGCTAGGGGCTAATGTTTCTGCAGCACAGATAAGACTATTAGAAAAATACTTTAATAGCATTGTCTTAATTGCAGATAACGATGATGCAGGAATAATAATGAGAGATAAGTTAATTGAAAAACTTGGACCAGTTGTTACTTCTGTATATATAGATAAAAAGTATAAAGATATAGGTGACATGGATGACGACGCTATTAAAAAACTGGAATTTAGGTTTGACAATTCTATCGTCGGTATGTTAGAATAGAGATAGATGACTAAAAAAAATAAAACAAAAAATAATCACATGCAGTGGATTATAGCCCTTAAAACAATGGGCCACAAAAAGTATTGGACAAAAGCCAATACAGTTGAATTTTTTGCTTTTGTTGCAAAAGGAATAATCATTATTCCAGGTCTTTTATTTGATATTAGTATATGGTGGCTTTACATTTTTGCTTTAATATCAAGTTTGGGATTAATTTGGTCATCAACAGTAAAAACTATACCAACTTTAATATGGTTTAATATATTATGGAGCATTCTTGCTTCTATATTTATATTAAAACATTTTGGGTTAGTATTATAAAATAGGAGAAAAAATAATATGACTATAGTAAAGGGACTAAAAAACATTAACGCCCTAGTTGATAAACCAAAATATGATGAAAACTCTCCAAAGGTAAGATGGTTAAAACTTGCCGATGGACAATCTGCAAAAATTAGATTCGTTGAAGAACTTGACGAAGACTCTGCAAATTATAATCCTGAAAGAGGATTAGCACTTGTTGTAAAAGAACACGTAAATCCAAAAGACTATAAGCGCAAGGCTGTAGACACAATGGAAACAGAAGGTCGTGACTGGG